ACACTAACCAAGATGCGCCAAAACTTTCAGCAATGGAAGTAATCGCAAAACGTAGAGCCGAAAAGGAAAACAAATAAATTTTTAAACTAAAAACAAAAAAAATAAGACATGGCAAACGCAGTAACAGCACTACCAGCAAACGGTTCGATACCATACGAGGTATTCTATAAACCGCTATTGAACGACCCAAAGATTAACGCTTTACCGTTCACAATTCACTTTGGTAAAATCGGCAAAGAATTATACTTTGATGCTGAATTTACAGATGCACCAACTATCAAAGCAACTTGCGGTTGGGATTACAAAACAGGAACGCCAATCACTAAAAAGGCATTAGACCCTTATGAGTTGGATTTTTCTTTTGAGCAATGCTACACCGACTTCGTAAAATCTATTTGGGGCGATAGCCTTCCAGACGGATGGAGAAAAGGCGAACTTACTCCGGAGATTGTTGACCGTATCGTAACTAAGCAATCAAACGCTTTCAACACTAACTTGCTTTACGCTTTGTTTTTAGCTGATACTTCATCTACTACTAACTTCCTTAGCGGTATGGATGGTGTTTACCAAAAACTTTTAGCAGGTGTTGCAGGTAATGACGGAACGGTTGACGCAGGTGCAATCACTGACAGCGACTTGTCTTTGACAAACATCGAAGGTACACTTTACGGTATCTACACAGCGCAAAGCGATTTGCTTAAAACTTTTGACAACGGAACTAAAGCGTTCATTGTAACTCAAAAAGTTTACGAAGCATGGAGCCGTTTCTTGCAAATCAACACAGCAGTAGGTGGCAACTTGATTGACCGTGCATCGCTTCAAAATGGTGTGACCGGCATCTCTTACCAAGGCATCCCAATGATTAACGCTAACTACGTTGACAGAGGATTGGCACTTTACGGAACAGCAGGTTCGCCTCCAAGTGTAACTGACCCGAACCGTGTTATCTTGACTTTGCCTACAAACCACCACATCATGATTGATGGAAGCGGTTTTGAAAGCATCGAGCCATTCTACGACCGTAAAGAAGACAAAGTATTTTCACCAGCTAGTGCCATGATTGACTACCAATACGGCTACGGTGACTTGAACGTAATCGCAGGTTTCTAAAAAAAATTAAGGGGGTGCAAATCCCCCTTTTAATATCTTAAATAAAACATAAAATGGCAGATTGCATAGACATATTAGAAAGCATCGGACAAGGATGCGAAAAAGAAAACCAAGTTGGCGGTGTTAACCGCAGAGTTTGGGTAACGCAAAAGAGCCAAGTCGTAAGCACTACAACTGACGCTAACGGATACGTTAACACCATTACAATGGGCGTTGACAATTCGAGCGATGCTTATAAGTTGATTACGGTTACAGGCAAAGACTACACTCACAACGGTGTTATTGAGGGTGTGATTGGTGACAATACCAACACTTTCAATCACAGCGCAGCGATTAAAATTTTCACAGCTACACCTGCTGAACGTGAAGCAGTTGAAACATTGTTCAAAGCCAAAGATTTGATTGTTATTTTCCAAAACGAAAACGACCAAGTTGAAGTTTACGGATTGGACAAAGGATTGAAAGCATCGGCATTCGCAGGTGGTACTGGAACGGCTTTACAAGATGACACAGGAATGTTATTGACTTTGAGTGGCGAACAACGCTACTTGCCTAAATACTTCTTAAATGGAGGTTCATTGGCTACGTCAATCGCTTACTTGGATAACATTTCCAAAGCAGTAGTTTAATTCTTCTCGCTCCCTTAGTTGCATAAACTTTAGCCACTTTCGAGTGGCTATTGTTTTTTAAATACGTTTGTCTATATTTGTACAATGGAAGTGAGGAGCCTATCTTTTTTAAATGAGTTAAACGAGAATGTAATCTCAAAAGGTAGCGTAAACAATGTGAGCGGAGTTACTATCCGTTACTACTACACACTAATTTTCAATAAGAAATTAAAAGGGAATTGCAGTTCATGTTTGGTTGATGCAATGGTTTCCATGCGCAAATATTACACGACTAACATAGCGAAGTACAATAGTAGTGATGCCGAGATTTTAAAGGTTAATAAATATGCTTTGACAAAAGCACTAATTGAATTTAAGGCGCAGGAGAAATATGAATTGTGCGAATTTATTAAAGGTCGGATTGACATTTACAAAAAACTGATATGAGCGAAATCGAAAAGTATAGACATTGGCTTTTAAGTTTGACAAGGTTAGCCACACTTAAACATTTTCCTAGTATTTACGAGGCTACGGATAAACGCTTTGAGCGAATGAAAGCGGATAAAGTTTTCAATGGCGTGGCGTTCGTTTGGTATTTTAAAGACATGGAGTACATCGGTTGTGACTTTGATAGCTTTTGCAATAAGAAAGATGGGCATGGAGTAACGCAATTAGAGCATAGCGTAAAACTATTTAGTAATGAAGTAAAACAGATATTTGCATGAAGAAAACAATTATAACCCGAAGCGCAAACGATAAACTTTACAGCCTTGCAAAATCATTGTGGCGTGACGATAATACATTCGTAAGGTTGCAACAATTTACAGGCTTTCATGGTGCGCTGACTTATCTCATTCACATTCTCGAGAATTACAACGGCATAATCGTAAACGCTGACGAAGATTTTTTTGTGACCAATGAGGATTTAGTAGACCAAGTAATTGCTGACATGATTAAGAATGACTTTGCTTATTGTGGTGTGCCTGATAAAGGAATTATATCGCACCGTGACAAATCTTTTTTCCACGTCAATCCGTTCTTTAATGTATTTAACGTAGACATGATTAAAACTAAGTTGCCAAAATTTGACCAGTCAAAAGTTTATGACTACGCTAACCAATGCGAAAAGAATGGCAATGTAGATGAGCCGTTTGCAGGGTTATTTTATTGGCTACATTTGAACTTCAAACACGCTAACTTCACCAAGATAACTTCAACAGATGGGATTAGCACCGTGATAAACATCAATGACAAACCGATTGGCATCCATTCATGGTACAGCCGTGAGTATGGTAAGGACGTGAAGCAGACCGAGCGAATTGATAAGTGCCTAGAGTGGGCAATAATTAACCGAAATCAATGAAGCTAATAGTACCATACCGAAACAGACTTGACCACCTTAAACAATTTGTAGAACACTACAAAGGGTTTGATATTTTAGTAGTCGAACAAGCGAATAACGAGTTATTTAATCGTGGTAAGTTGCTGAATATAGGCTTTAATGAGTGTACTGATGATGTGGTTTGCTTCCATGATGTTGATTTGTTATCCGAAAGCCTAGCGCATTACAACCAGCCTATTGATGGTGCGGTTCACTTTAGCGGTTTATGTGAGCAGTTCAATTACAAAGTTCCGTATGATACTTGTTTTGGTGGCGTAACGGCATTTACAGAAGAGGCGTTTCTAACTTGCAATGGATTTTCAAATAATTATTGGGGATGGGGTGGCGAAGATGATGACCTATTCACCCGAACAAAGCTAAACAACATCCGTACTAAATTCGAGTTACACAGATACAAGTCTTTGAAACACGAAAAGCAACCCATTACAAGCGAATACAAAGCGAATAAAGAGCGATTGAATAGAACACAGCACACATGGGCGTTTGACGGCTTAAATAGCCTACGTTATAAGATAGTTAAACGTGGCGAGATTTGCGGTGTGGAATTAATTAAAGTAGATTTGTAAACAATTAAACCCAAATATGATACCTCAAAAATTTAAACTCAAAAAAGACGTTGGCTCTATCGTATTCCGAGCAGGAACGCAAATTGTTTCTATCACTAAAGAAACGCAAATCAGTGAAGAACTTTACAACTTATGCTGTAAGTTTGGCAAGTCACATTGCTTTGACATCATGGGCGAAGAAAAAGGTCAAAAAAAAAGCCTATCAACATCCCAGTTCCCGGTATCTTTATCAATCTTGAACGAAGTGCCGACAGACGAGAGCGATTTACCACTAGTGCCAAACAAGAGGCTCGAGGATGTTTCTACTCCACAGCCAAAGAAAAGGGGAAGACCCTTCAAGTCCAAAGACTAATTGCCGTTGACGGTAAAGAATTAGTTTCACCGATTGCAGGTGTAACCAACAATGAATACGCTTGCATTCAAAGCCACTTGAACGCTATTAAACTAGCTAAAGAAAGAGGCTATGAGTGCATTGCTATTTTCGAGGATGACATAACTTTCGTAAAAGATTTTAAGCCTAAGTTTGAAAAGTATTTAAACCAGTTACCAAAAGATTGGCATATACTTTATTTGGGCGGTTCGTTTGGGCGTAACCCTTTTTATTTTAATCAATACTTTACACAGCAGAACCAAACGTGGGGAGCGTTTGCGTACATCGTACACAAGAGAGCGTACAATAATCTAATTGAATTGCTTTCGTGTCCTAAAAAAATAGTGGACGGTCATTATATTGACTACCAAAAATCGCACCTTTGCATTAAGCCAAACGAACGCTTAGTGATACATCCAAAAGGGTTTAGCACTATCAAAGAAATCGAGGTTAATTATAAAGGCATACAATGAGCAAACATACACGAACATTCAAAAACATATTGCCAGTCACTACTGAAAAAAAGGGTGATGGATATTTTCGTTATGGATGGAATGATAACTTGCCTTTAGAATTAATCGAGGCGATTAACAATAGTGGCGTGGCTAAGAAAGCCGCAAAGAAATATGCGGAGTATATTCAAGCGGATGGATTTGTTTCGCCAGTTGCATCTGGTTTCAAAGTAAACTCAAAGCAAACAGCAGATAAGTTTGTAGGAATATTTGCGACTTCATGGTCGTATTTTAATGCGGTTGTTATCCATGTTTCAAGACTTGGAAACGGTCGAGTAGGGAAATCGGAAGTAATGCCGTTGCAGAAATTTAGACGTGGAATAAATGGCACTTGGTTTTATAACCCGACAATACAAACGGATAAATACAGACGAGATGCGTGGGTTGAGTTGCAAGACTTTCAGGGCGAAGTAGCTTCATTTGAGGCGATGGATATAAATGTCAAACATTTCGGAGGACGTGGCGAAATCTTATATGTTTACAATGGCAATCCTTTTGATAGTGGGCATTATGGACTTCCCGATTATTTATCCGCATTTGAAGATTTGAAAACATCAAGTGAGTTATCAAAGATGGATTATGAAGCCGTATTGAATGGCTTTGTTTTGGGTGGCATCATGACGTTTAGCGGAGTAAATGAAACAACGGAAGGCGAAGATGGATTAACAGACCGTCAGCGTGTGGAAGAAGCAATGACGCAGTTCACAGGCTTACAGAAAAATAAAGATGGATTGACTTCACGTTTCGGAGTATTGGCACACTTTGTTGAAACACCGGAACAAGCACCAACGTACACAGCAACAGACCCTAAACCAATACTAGAAGCATCAAACACTAAGCGTGATATAATTGAGCGTTCTATTTGCCGTTTATTTGGCGTTCATCCAGTGTTACTAGGTTACAGCGAAGCAGCAGTTTTAGGCAACACAAACGCAATCGAACAAGCGAGAAAAGAATTGAGAGAAGCCGTTAAACCAGTGCAGGGGTTAATTCAAGAAACTATGGCTACAATGTACGGCAGTAGTATTGATTGGACTTTGAGCGAGTATGGTATTGTTAACACTCAAATAAATATGCCAAATGTTTCCGAATAATAAAGCATGGATTAGCGTAGTGGATATTACACCGTTCTTTGCGGTGTTAAGTCCGAATACACCAACAGCACAGATAGAGCAACAAGTGATATTAGCGCAGACGTTGGACGTTAAGAACGAACTACCAAAAGAATTAATTGAAGATATTAATAACGCTATACTAGCGAACCCACAGCAATATAGAACCAATAGAACGTATGTTGAGGGTGACAAAGTATTCTACAATGGCGTTTATTACATCGCATTAGATGCCATCGCAGTAAATGAAGCACCACCAAGCGCAGATTGGGGCGATTATGAGTTAATGAACTTCTACAATGTATTTGTGAAGCGTTGGTTAGCAGGTTGCACCATGAAGCGATATATGCCTTATTTAGGTTTGCATGGTACACAATGGGGATTAGAGCAGTTTCAACAAGAGGGGTTCGGTCAAGTAAGCGATAAAAGACGTGCGGAGTTGCTTAATTCAATAGCAGGTCAGACATCAGCCTACGCAAACGAAATGATTAACTATTTAAACGATGTTAATTGGACACTTGATGGAGTAGTTTACGAGCGTGATACACTTTGCAAACAAGTGAAAACCAAATTGCCGTTCAGTATTATTGGCGCAGGGGTGAAAAATAGAAAATATTACTTTGACGAAAACAACAGACGCATAATATGGGAGCAGTAAAACAATTAGTGCAAGGTGAAGACTTGACCATCAACATTCAGTTAGTTGGTGAGGATGGCGACCCTATCCAAATAAGTAACTGCGAAGACGTTATTTTGTACCTATACCAAAGACGTGAAAACATACTTGTTGAAATAGCACTTGCCGAGATGGAAGTGGTGAGCAGTTTGTTGGGTAAGGTCAAAGCGATTGTTTTGGGTGCAAGTTCTAATTTTATAGCAGGGCGTGTTTATGCAGAAGTAGTGGCGAAAGTAGATGATGCTGACTTTGACGCAGGGTTCAAAGTAAACAAGATAACCGACATTGTTTTATGTGATGTAATAAATTCGGTTAGCAATGATAATTGACATAGTTTGCACCTTTAGCGCAACAACTATCCAAGCGGAAACAAAAAGCGTTTCGCTTGTTTTGACGTTCCCAGCCACTCAATTACCTAGTAATATTTGCGAAGAAGTACAAGATTGTTTAGGTATCTCACCAAGTGGCGAAGATGATTACTTTCTAAACGAGCAGGGCGATTGGGTGCAGGTGCAAGGCGGTGGCGGTGGAAATCAAACGCTAAACGAAGTTTTAGTCGAGGGCAATACTACAGACGGTGAAGATATATTTGTCAGCGATGGCGATGCGATTTATTTTGATAACGGTTCTCGAGTAAGAAAGGGCGTAACGGATGCAGGTAACGGTGGCGCAAAAGGAGTTGCGCTAGTTTGTTCATTAGATTATGAATTGAAGTGGGAAGCAGGGCGTTTATACACCATGCAACAAGATGGTTTCACCATTCGAGAAGTGAGCCATAACTTCACAGCTACACCAACGGTTAACGATGACATAACTAAAGGATTTGTTATTGGGTCAAGATGGATTTTAGATAACGGTGATGTTTATGTTTGTAGTGACGAAACAGCAAGTGCGGCAGTTTGGGTAATTGTAGCAAATGCAGATTGGAATGCTTCAAGCGGCTCACAACAAATATTAAACAAGCCTACTATACCATCAATAAGCGGATTAGTGCCATACACAGGAGCAACACAGAATGTTGATTTAGGTACTTACAATTTAATTGCAGACCAAATAGCGTTAAATGTAAGTCCGAATGGAACATTAGCCGTTGGGATGACAGAATGGAATAACACTTTAGGAAGTTCGCAAACGCTTCTAAAAGGCGGTTCAGTAACTTTGAAGAATGGCGTTGACTTAGTAGCTAGGGTGGTCAATAAAGTTTCACCGAACACTACACTAACTAAAGCCGCTTATCAAGTGGTAAAAATATCGGGAGCGCAAGGTCAAAGACTAGCGGTTGATTTAGCACAAGCGAACAACGATAACAACAGCGCAGATACGCTCGGAGTTGTAACCGAAACAATAGCAGCAAATCAAGAAGGGTTTATTATGACCGTTGGGCAATTAGAAGGTATAAACACGACTGGAAGTTTGCAGGGCGAAACGTGGGCAGATGGAAATGTACTTTATTTAAGTCCAACGGTAGCAGGGCGAATGACAAACGTAAAGCCAACAGGAGCGACAGGGCATATAGTCATTCTTGGTTACGTGGAATATGCACACGCTAACAACGGAAAGATTTATGTGAAGATTATGAACGGTTGGGAGTTGGATGAGTTGCATAATGTTTACATCAACACTGGAACTTTAGCGAATAATGATGCTTTGATTTATGAAAGTTCAACACAACTATGGAAGAATAAAACAATCGCAACGGCTTTGGGTTTCACTCCCGAAAACGTAGCGAACAAACAAAGCGCAGTAAGTACAGACGCAAACCACTACTACAATGCGCCTTACATTAATACAGCACTAGCAACAACTACTAGATTAATTGCATCAAATTACAATAACGTAGCACTAACAGCTACAACGGCAGAAACTATACTCCACGCATTGCTAATTCCTGCAAATACTTTTGGGGTAGGTCGTGATATTAAGTTTTCTTGCTTAGCTACAAAAACGGGAACGGCTAACTTTACTACATTAAGAGCAAGGATAGCCACAAGTGCAACTCCATCACCTGTTACAAGTGGTACACTAATAGCTACGTTAATTCCTGCGGCTGCTGGTGTGTTGTGGTATCCATTTGAGCGCAGAGCAATACACATTGATACAGCTACTAGCACACTATCAACTAACCTAAGCTCGACAGCGCATACAGACTATATTAATGCAGGATCAAATAGCGTTTTGAATAATAACATTGATTGGACTACCGATAAATGGCTAATTATAACAGGACAACCCGCTAGCAATAATGCAGATGTAACTACACTACATAAAACCGAACTTTATTTATGACTTGGATAATTGATGCAAACGGCAAAAGAGAAATTAGCGAGGCGGAATTAACCGAATTAAAAGCCAAAGCAAATGCTTGGAATAAAGAAGCACACATTGCTGAAATCAATGCGCTTCACGAAGCGGAATTTAAACGTAGGTTATTTAATGCGGATTATGTAGCGGAATGGGAATTGAACGCAGTTTTAGCCGACAGCGAAAACGAATATTTTGATGAAGCGATTTTGATTATAAACTATTGGTGGAATGGATGGGATGCGATAAAGGCATACAGCGAAACGGTAACAGAAGAAAACTTTATTGACCCTCAAACATTCGTAGATAATTTATGATAGATTTCAAACTACTTTCTTCAAAATATGGTGGACTGGCTTTAGCGGCAGTGTTGACTTATTTAGCACCATTACAATCAACATTGTTCGTTGTGGGTGCAATTAGTTTAATTGACTTTATTACAGGCATTATGTCGGCAAATACAAAGGGCGAACTAATTACATCCAATAAAATGATTAGAAAGTTTTATGCGGTGTTATCTTACTTCTTAGCCATACTGATTTCTCACGTGATTGGGGGTTATTATGGTGATGCTGACTTTATGGTCAAAGCGGTTGTAGCTATTATTGCGGTTAGTGAATTACAAAGCGTGAGAGAGAATATAAAAGGCGTTACTAACTTGGACATTCTAAAGCCTTTGATTAATATGCTAGAACGCAAATCGGAATAAATATGAGGCAAATTAAATATATCGTTATTCATTGCACAGCAGGACGAGCGCAACAAAAGACATCTGACATCATTGCCTATTGGCGTTTGAAACTTGGATGGAAGTCTTTTGGTTATCATTGGATAGTTGGCGAAGATGGCACAAAGGAACGATTGACGGAGGACTATGCACCAACTAACGGTGTAAAGGGATTTAATGCTAATTCAATACATCTTTGCTATAAAGGCGGTTGGGATGGCACAGATACAAGAACGGACGCACAAAAGAGGTCTTTGCTCGAATTGGTACAACACTACATAAAACTATACCCAAATGCTAAAGTAGTTGGTCATCGTGACCTTTCACCAGATTTAAACGGAGACGGTAAAATAACATCAAATGAATGGGTTAAACTTTGTCCTTGTTTTGATGCGTCAAAAGAATATGCCAATATATGAACCCATTTAAACAGCACCCATACTTAGTGGCGGCTTTCGCTTTGTTGTTTATCATTCTGTTTCTGTTTAGCCTATCATATTGCGGTGGGCAAACGGACGCTAAGATGGATGCAAGAGATATTTTAATCGAGCAACAAAACGAAGAAATAGAACGGTTACAAAGTGCGATTAATGTCAGCCAAGCAAACGAACTAAAAGCGATTAAGAAAGCCACAGGATTAAAACACGATTTAGAATTAAAACAATATTCTTATGACAGCCTTCGCAAAGTTAAACCGAAAGTTATTTATCGAAACCTTAATGTTACTGATGACAGCCTCACAAGTATATGGGCAAGTCAAATCAGATAGCATTTTAGTTAGCCGTATTGACTTGATTAAACAAATCGAATTGAACGACAAAAACAAAGCTGAAATAGAACACTCGAATAAAGTCATTAGCGTGGCAGATAGCGTTGTTATTGCTTCACTTAGGTATATTGCTTCACTCGATACCGTTATCGCCTTAAAAGACGAAACAATAAGCCTACTCACTTTGGCAAAGGACGTGGCTATTGATAACCGAAACGAGTTAAGGGAACAACTAAAGCTACAAAAGCGGAAAACATTAATAAAGTCGGTTGGATGGGGCGTTGGTGGTGTAGGTTTGGGCGTTATTTTGGGCGTGACTGCGGTTATTTTAGCCAAATAATTATTTTTTTATGGTATTTTTTTAGTCGTTTTTCATTGTGTAATTGCATTTTTCGCAAAAAAAAGTTTAAAAAAAGTTTGGAAAAAGTTTTTTTAAACAGAAAACCTTTTTAGATTTGCATATCGAATTTAAGTAACCAACTAAAAAACAAACTATGAAAAACTCACTAACTACATCGCAAATCAACTTTATGATTGAAGCTGCAATTATCATTTGCAACATTACAAGAGAAGAAGCTATTTTGAAAGTACAAAACGAAATTAAAACTAAAAACTATTCAATATCATTAAAGTAAACCAAAACCAAAACCAAACTATGAGCCAACTCCAAAACAGGCGTGACAAAGTGCTACGTCTAACCAACCAAGCACTCAAAGACAAGATGCACCACAAATACATGCAAGGGGTGTACATCCTAAACCAAATCGCACAGCGTGAACTTCAATTATTTTCTAACCGTATAAACAAACTAAACAATGCTAACTAATCGAGAATTAAAAGTGTTATGGCACGACCTAACCAAGTACAACGTAACCATCGCACAAGTAGCGAAAGCACTAGGCGTAAGCGAAACAGCCGTGTATAACATACTAAACGGCAAAACAAAGAAAGCGCACGAAGCAATCAAACAAATGATTGAGATGCGTAACGAGGCGAAGACAACATGGTTAAACTTTTTAAATTCTACCAAATGAGCAACACAACAATCGAAGCATACAGCTACCTAAAAGACAGAACAGAAAGTGAAGTCGAAATGGCTTTGAATTATTTTAATAGCCGAATACTAGCGGCAAAGAAACATCGCACAGGAAACGCATGGCTACCCGAAACGCTACCAATGATGGAACAAGGCGCACGAACAGCGATGGAAGTATTATCTAACCTAAGAAAATCAAAGCCATGAAGTTCATCCTGCACATTCTAAAGAATTGGAACGAGGTTAACCCAGTCATTCAGTTGCTTATTTATGCAGCATCAGCAAGTGGTTCAATCGCTTTGCTTTGTTGGCTGAAAGGGATATAAAAAAGGGCGGTAACCAGCCGCCCAAATCTTTAACCAAATACCCCTATGAAAAAGTATTAATGCAAAACTAAACAAATAAACCAAACCATGAAAAAATTTGAAATCGAACTTAACGGCAACCTTTACTGCGGATGGTATGAAGTAGCCGACAAACAACTATTCCTGCACAATGTAACGAAGTGGTTACAAAATGAAACCGTTTTAGAAGTGAAATCATCACCCGAATTAAAGCAAGTTGAAGAAGCGATTGAGAACGGCAAAGATAGCGATGAGATAGCTGAGGAACGCCAAGATATTTTCTTTATTAAGAACGGCAGAATGCCGGAACGTGAGTATGATTTTTAGCCAAAAAATAAAGTTTAAAAAAACTTCACTTTTAATTTATTTTTATATTTTTGCATCAACTAAACCAAACCACTATGAACAAACTACAAATCATTCAAGAAATACTAGGCGATAAATTTACGCCAATAGTAAGTTGCTCAAATGTTGAATTTTACTACGCTAAACCAAAATGCAAAACGTGGGTAAGTTCGCACAGCCTAAGCGATATAATCAATAAAGCAAAATCTTACAATGTAAGAATTGCAGTTGATTTTTATTACGGTCAATTTGATTTCTTTTTTAACAATTAAACCATAAACAAATGTCAGACAAAACCTACATCAACGGACTTTTTATCAAAGTCAAAGAAACCAAATTCGGTGAAGTGGTGAGCGTATCAATTAACGCCAAAACACTAATCGAGGAACTAAACAAACATACCAACGCTAAAGGTTATGTGAATATTGATTTGCTTAGACGTAAAGAAGCAGACAAACAAGGTAACACACACTATGCGGTATTGAATGAATGGCAACCTAAAAGCGATTACAAAGCACCAGCAACGTCAGCGAGTGCAACTGATGGCGATGGAAATCTTCCATTTTAATTTTTAACCAAACCAAATAAACCTATGAAAAAACTAATCCAAATCCAAAACGAACTGAAAGTCCCAAAGGGCAACGTCAACAAATTCGGAAACTACAAGTACAGGTCAGCGGAGGACATACTCGAAGCCGTTAAGCCTATTCTACTAAAGCACGAATGTCTACTAACGCTAACGGATAGCATCCAAGCCATTGGAACTAAGTTGTACTTAGTGGCAACCGCTACTATTCAAAACGAAGATACTGCGTTATCAGTTACAGGCTTTGCGGAACTATCTGAACATAAAGGGATGAGCGCAGAACAATGTACTGGCACAGCGTCAAGCTATGCGAGAAAGTACGCTTTAAACGGTTTATTCCTAATTGACGAAACAGAAGCAGATGCAGATAGTAACAATGTGGCACAGCAACCTGCAAAGCCACAAGCCAAACCATTCTTAGAACGTGGGACGATTGACTTCACCAACGTCACCAACGCTTTACTGCAAGGCAAAGCCACGATTGATGACGTTAAAAAGAAGTTTCAACTACTTGAACCGATGGAAAACGAATTAACTAACCTAAAAGTGAAGAAATAATGAGAGCGTTATACCACATCGACCAAGAGTTACAAGCCATAAATGATGAACTAATTGCATCACAAGGCGAAATTACAGACGAATTGTTTAATAAGTTAGCAATCACTCAAACCGAGTTGGCGGAGAAATCCGCTAACTACGGATTGGTGATACTATCCAATGAAGCAGACAGCAAAGCTATTGACGCTGAAATAAAGCGATTAAAGGCTATGAAAGACGGCATAGATAGTGCAACAGCTAAACTGAAAGAAACTATCGGTTTTGCGATGCAGAAGTACGAATTGAGCGAAGTAAAGACACCATTAGTCAAAATGTCCTTTCGTGCTTCAAAGTCGGTGCATATTAGCGATGAAAGTCTTTTGGATGCTAAATACTTTGACTACAAACCAACCGTAAACAAAACATCCATCAAAAGCGATATTGAGAGCGGTGTACTTGTTGAAGGTGCAACCATTATTGAAAAGCAAAATCTACAAGTAAAATGAGTTACAGACGAGACTTCACTAAGCCATACCATGTTGAACTAATAGCCAACAAAAAAGCATTTGAGATGCGAAAACTTGGCGTAGAATGGGATGAGATAAGACAAACCCTAAACATTTGCTTTGAAGAATTAAGACACATTATTGCTAACTATAACCAAATAAACCAAGCCAAACAAAATGACACAGCAACAGGAACAACACCTCAACCAACTGACAGCGTCAATCTTCCGACAATTATACTACTCGAAGATGCTGAACATCGAGCATGAATATTATCTCAAACTAAGCGGCAGCAGTGGCGTTAAAAACGTCCTGCACCGATTGAAAGTGGCGTACACTACAGGCGTAACTCAATTACTTTCATACGTTGGTATAGAAAGTCAAAAGGTAATCAGAGCCGAAATGCAAAGCAGCGATGAGAAAATAAGAGCCGTGACCAGCATCAACGAGCGTTTGTTTTTTTTACCAACTGATAAGGTTTTAGAACTTGAAAAGGATTTTACGGACCTAATCAAAGTAAAGTATTAAGCCATGAAGATACTAAACTTATACGCCTGTTTGGGTGGCAACCGTTACAAATGGGACGAAGTAGCCAAAGAAGCCAATATTGATATTGAAGTTACGGCTATTGAGTTAGACCACGAATTAGCTAGAATGTACCAAGAGCGTTTCCCAAATGACAATGTAATTGTTACGGACGCTCACCAATATCTTTTAGACCACTTTAAAGAGTTTGATTTTATCTGGAGTTCGCCACCTTGTCCGAGCCATAGCAAAGTTAGAATAACCCAAAAGACAAGAGAAAACTTTAAGTTTATTTATCCAGATATGAAACTTTATGAAGAAGTAATTTTCTTAGATAACTTCTTTGATGGTAAATATGTAGTTGAAAATGTAACGCCTTACTATGAACCATTAATACCAGCTAAAAAACGAGGTAGGCATTTATATTGGACAAACTTCAATTTACCTAATAATATAAATGAACGAAAGTTAGATGGTATTTTGTGTGCAATGGATAATGAAATTGAAACGCTATGTAATTTTCACGATTACGATTTCAGAAAATACAAAGGCGAACAAAGGCTTGATAAGGTTGCGAGAAACCTTGTAGATTATGAGGCTGGGAAAACAATATTTGAAACTGCTATGGGCGTAATATTAAAATCTAATGTTAAACAAACTTCACTATTTTAATGATTGACTATTTAGCCAATCAAAGAATTAACAGCAACCCTCGACCACAAATCGGGGGTTTTTTATTTGCGCCAATTATTCACCTGCTTTCTCTATTTTCTTTTATAGAAATCACGTTTTTTAAAAAACACGTTTTTCCAGAGGTTTTCCCGAAAATAATCGGATTATTGGCGCAAAACTATTTAAGCAGTTGAAAATCAATATTTTATGAATTTGTTAAATTGGCGCAAACGTGCCGCAAAAAATATATTTTACAAATAGTTTGTTTGTTAATTATTGATTTATATTTTTGCCACTGTATATGCAAGATACAATTCCAAACTTATTGCCTCATCGAATACTTGTGCTTGCATCACTTGTATTCTTTGGGGCACTTTTTTTCTACTATGGTTTCAATATTTAAATCGGTAACAGACGTTGCCAACCCTTTCCAAAGGTCAGTTGACTTTTGCCTAAACAGAATTAAGCAAGGTGAAAGCAAAGACAAAGTCCTAAAGTATCGCAAAACAAAAGACGAAAAGGATAAGAAGTCCTTAGCAGGTGTTTGCTATAACGGCACATTCACAACAAGGTCAGTCAGTGGCTTAATAGAACCATCTGGTTTCTTAATACTTGACTTTGATAAATTCAAAACAGAAGCCGAAGCCATAAACTATAAACAGGTTCTAAGTAAAGAGCCATTTGTTTATGCTGCTTTTATTTCACCATCAGCACTTGGTGTAAAAGCATTAGTTAAAATACCAAAGGATGCGGAAAACTTTACTTTATATTTTAACGCTTTAGAAAGTCATTTTAATTGCCCTAACTTCGATAAGTCTTGCAAAGATATATGCCGATTTTGTTTTGAAAGTTATGACCCTGAAATCTACATCAACACAAACGCTATTCAATGGGATGCGATTGAGTTGGAAGAATATAGCGAAATAGGCAAACAGCACGTTGATGTTGTTGTTCCTATGAGTTCAGAAAGTCAAATATTAGATAACCTTTTCAAATGGTTCAATAAAAAGTACAGCCTACAAAACGGAAGCAGAAACAATGACTTGTTTAAGTTAGCAATGGCTTTTAATGACTTTGGCATCAGTAAGCACACAGCACTATCACAGCTATTGAAATACGAAGAAAGCGACTTTGATAGTAGTGAGATTGAGCAAGTCTGCAATTCAGCCTATAAACGTGGTAAGAATACGTTTAACACGAGGTTTTTTGAAGATACGATTGTCAGGTCGAATATTGAAAAGCAAATACTAAGCGGAAAGAACCCGAAGCAAATCAAAGCATCACTCCAACGTGATAACATTGAAATTCAAGACTTGGAAACTATTGAACGAGTAAAAGGGTCAATGGAAGTTGATGAGTTTTGGAACATAACCGACAAAGGTCGAATAATATTAAGTCCTTTAAAATTCAAAAGATGGCTAGAGCAAAACAACTTCATGAAGTATTACCCAGCTAATGGTAATACTTACACCTTTATCCGTAAGGAACAAAACTTCATTGAGGAAACTAACGAAAAGAAAATCAAAGATTTTGTCCTCGATTACTTACTAAGCAATGATAAAATAGGGGCGAAGCCTTATGACTACATTGCAGGAAATCCACAATTTTTTACACCAAACTATCTATCTTTTTTAAAGTCAGCCGACATTCAGCTAAAAGAAGATACACCAACCGAATGTTTTATTTACTATTCAAACTGCGCTTTGAGAGTAACAAAGGATGGAGTTGAACAAATAGATTATTTAGAGTTGGATGGCTATGTTTGGAAGAACCAAATAATAAATCGTGAGTTTACTGAAACAGACCACCATCCAGCTATATTCCGAGAGTTTATTTGGTTAGTTAGTGGCAAGGACATCCAAAAGTATAACACATTTAAGTCAGTGATTGGCTATCTCCTTCACACTTTCAAGACATCAGCAAATAATAAAGCGATTATTTTTAATGACGAAACAATAAGCGAGAACCCGAATGGGGGAAGTGGTAAAGGGTTATTTTGGAACGCAATAGCCAAAATGAAAAAGGTCAGCATGATTGACGGAAAAACATTTGAGTTTAATAAGTCCTTCCCTTATCAAACAGTTTCAACCGATTGCCAACTACTGGTGTTTGACGATGTTAAAAAGAACTTCAGTTTTGAAAGTCTTTTTAGCTTAATCACTGAGGGCATTACTTTAGAGTACAAAGGGCAGGATGCGATTAAACTACCCATCCAAAAAAGTCCGAAAATATTAATCACAACCAATTACACCGTTGGAGGCGTTGGGGGTTCATTTGAGCGTAGAAAGTTTGAGATTGAGATGAGTAGCTACTTTAGCGCAAACCGTACACCATTAGACCACTTCGGTCATTTACTTTTTGATGACTGGAGCGAAAGCGAATGGGCAAGGTTTGACAGCTACATGGTTAATTGTTTGCAGTATTATTTGACAAACGGCTTAGTTCAAAATGAGTTCAATAACCTAGTGGTGCGCAAGTTCATCAAAGAAACTTCATTTGAGTTTTACGAATGGACAAAGGACGGAGCGATAATACACAATGAGCGTATAAATAAAACTACAATTTTTGAAAACTTCACCAACGAGTACCAAGATTATAAGAAGTGGCTAACAAATAAGAAGTTCAAAAAGTGGCTTGAAAGTTATGCAAGGTTTGTTGACCATGATTACAACGAAGGAAAGTCACATCATGAGCGTTGGTTCTCTATTGATTTAAAATTAACCGAAGCACCTTTCTAATTTTGTATTTCAAAAATAATTACTTAAATTTGTATTGAATTTATGCGCTGCACCGCAATTATTAAAGACATTAAAGCTATTTACCTAGTAGGGAGTGCAGACCCGAAAAGTAGGTAGCTTATTTTTTTTATGGAAACTTGGAAAACTATTAAAGATTTTGACAATTACGAAGTATCTAATTACGGAAATGTAAGAAGAAAGGAATGCGTAGTAATTCATTGTAATGGTATTAAGGCAAATTATAACCAAAAAAGCATAAAACAAGAAAATGTTAGATATGGTTATAAAAGAGTTACTTTAAGCCAAAACAACAAACAAAAAAGATATCAAGTTCATAGACTTGTTGCTTTGCATTTTATTTCTAATGATTTAAATAAACCGTGCGTAAACCATATAGATGGTAACCCATCAAATAACTATGTTAGTAATTTAGAATGGTGTACTTATTCAGAAAATGAAATTCATTCTTATAAAAAATTAGGCAAGATAAACCCAATTAGAAAACTTAATGATACTGATGCAAAAGATATAAGAAATAATTGTATAACAGGTCGTGGTGGGAATGTTAAGTCATTATCTAAATATTATGGAGTTAGTCAATCATGTATAACTAACATTATAAATAATAGATACTATGTTTGAGTTGCGACTATATCAATTAGAAGCAGTTACTAAAGGCATTGAAGTATTAAGAAATAAAAAAATCTTAATACTAAACTATCAAATGCGTTTAGGAAAGAGCCACATCGCACTATCAATAGGCAGTAACTACTCAAATGTTTTATTTGTCACTAAGCTAAAGGCAATTAACAGTATAGAGAAAGACTACGCCACAGCATGTCACACCTATCCAATCACAATAATTAACTACGAGCAACTTCATAAACACAAACCTATTTACGACCTAGTAATCTTTGACGAAAGTCATAGTTTGGCAGCGTTCCCGAAACCTAGCATCAGAACAAAACAAGCGAAGCGAATATGTGCAAACGGTTGCAAGGTTATTTTAATGACAGGAACGCTACTACCCGAAAGCAACGCTCAAATCTTCCATCAGTTATTTGTTTCCAACTATTCACCGTTTAGAAACTATGCGAATTTCTACAAGTGGCACAATGACTTCGGCACTATCAAAATAAAATATACTTCCTACGGCACGTCAAACGATTACAGCGTGGTTAGCTACGAAAAGGTTATAAAGTACATCGACCCTATAATGTTGACCTATACGCAAAAGGAAGCAGGATTTGTGAGCGAAATAAACGAACACTTCATGACCGTAGAAATGAAGCCGTCAACCTATTCAATTATTGACCGACTAACCAATGATTTGATTATTGAAGCTAAAAGCGGAGTTGTTTTAGCTGACACATCGGTCAAGTTAATGCAAAAGGTTCATCAAATGTATAGTGGAACGGTGAAGTTTGAGGACGGCAATCGAATAGACTTTGACGATAGTAAAGCGGTGGCAATAAAACAAAGGTTTGCAGGTAAAAAAATAGCTATTTTCTACAAGTTTATTGCTGAATTGGACGCTATTAAAAAGCATTTTGACGTTACCGACAACATCGAGGAGTTCAATAATTCAAATAAAACTATAGCTTTGCAAATAATAAGTGGACGTGAGGGCATTAATTTGTCAAATGCGGAGGCTTTAGTTTATTATAATATTGATTTTAGTGCGATTAGCTACTGGCAATCCAGAGATAGAATGACAACTATAAACCGAAAGCAAAGTGATATATTTTGGGTGTTTGCTAAAGATGGGATTGAGTGGCAGATTTATAAGTCAGTAGCTAAAAAAAAGGATTTTGTCCTACAAACATTTAAGAAATGGCAAGTAAGCACCAAACCAAAGTCATAAAAGAAATGGAGGCAAAAGGTTACTTTGTGATTAATTTAATTAGGACATCAAAAAACGGAATTCCAGATTTGCTATGTTTGAAAGACGGTGAGGCTATATTTATTGAGTGCAAAGAAAAGACCGACACTTTGAAACCTTTACAGGAGTACCGAATAAAGCAGTTGAATGATTTAGGATTTAAAGCATACGTAAATAAAGCATTATGAGAATTAATTACGGTAAATTCGCCACAATTAAATAAACCAGCCAATGGCAAAGCCAACACAACTTGGAATAATCGCAATGAAGTATATTGAGAAGTTTCCTAACAGCAGCAAAAAAACTTTAGCCGAGAAAATGTTTAATGAAAATCCTTTAGTTTTTAATGATGCTGAACACGCTAGAAGTGTTATTAGACACTATACTGGCGCAGGTGGTAATAAAACCCGAAAGGCTACTTCACCCAACTTGGCAATGGAAAGTGATTTTAGCGCACAAAACCCATACGGATTACCCGAAAGCGAAGAAAAGCCAAGCGTGATTTATAAGATGCCAACGGCTAACAACAACATTTTAGTCCTATCCGATGTTCATTTGCCATACCAAAATAACAAAGCACTAACTCTCGCACTTGACTACGGCAAAAAAGAAAACATCAACACCATTCTTTTACTTGGTGATATTATGGACATGCACAAAGCTAGTTTTCACGAACAAGACCCGAAGAAGCGTGACTTGGCTTATGAGTTTGAGATATGCCGTAACTTTTTAGACGTACTGCAAAAAAACTTTCCGTTGGCTAAAATATTTTACAAATTCGGTAATCATGAATTAAGATGGGAGCGATACCTAAGAGTAAAAGCACCAGTGATTTTAGACATGCAAGAGTTTAGGCTTCAAACAATCCTGCGACTTGGTGAGCGTGGGATTACTTGGATAGCGAACAACCAAGTAATGAAGATTGGCAAACTATACGCTATACATGGAAACGAGTACAAAGGGAGCGGAGGTATTAATGCGGCTCGTACTTTGTGGCTACGTTCGGGAGAAAGCACCATCTGCGGAGATAAACACAAAACGCAAACAATGCTGAAAACAAACATTAGCGGAAAAGTACACGGCACTTTTGTGATTGGATGCCTTTGCGAACTGAACCCAGACTATTTAACTTTGAACGAATGGAATTTAGGTTTTGCGGTTATTAAGGTATTAAAGGGTGGCGAGTTTGAGGTGTACAACAAATCTATTATTGACGGCAAAGTTTTATAAGATGGAACAGCTATACCAATGGACTTTTCAAGTATTAGATTATAAAAACTTTGAAGGAACTAGCATTGTGGTTTATGCACCAACGTATAAAGATGCGCTTAGGAAAATACGTGATTTGAAACTGCCACAACTATTGACCTTTGACGAAATAGAAGATGGGGTTAAACTTATCCAAGTTTATGAAATGGATTTCATTAGTGAATTAGAGCAAGAAGAAATATCCGAACCCGAAGAAGAATGAAATAATGTGCATTATGCCGCATTTTTGCGGTGAATGAATGATTAAGCTAACAGAAATAAAATTAATTACTATTTTTGACCCATGCCAATACCTAAACCAAACAGCAACGAAAGCAAAGACGATTTCATCCAGCGTTGCATGAGTGATGATGTTATGGTCAGCGAATACAAAGACGAAGCGCAACGATACCGACTTTGTTTATACAGCCATGCAAATGATTTGAAAGCGCAGAAAGAAATCTTAAACGCTGAAACATACACCGACTACCCGAAAGCCGCAACCGAGAACGCTAAACGTGCATTGAAGTATAGAGATGAAAGTGGAAACCCGAAAGGATGCGGAACTTTAGTTGGATGGGCAAGAGCAAACCAACTGGCGAACAGAGAAGCAATAAGCAGGGATACAATAGCACGAATGGCAAGTTTTGCAAGGCACTTGCAATATGAGGATGTACCTTATGAGGAAGGTTGCGGAGGTTTGATGGTAGATGCTTGGGGTGGGCGTGTTGGTATTGAGTATGCTCAAAGGAAGTTGGAGCAGATAGATAAAAAATAAACACTATGAAAACCGAGCAAGTAAGTATATCAGAGGTTAAACCAAACCCGAACAACCCGAGAATAATTAAGGACGATAAATTCGCCAAGTTGGTGCAGTCAATTAAAGACTTTCCAAAGATGCTCGAAATACGTCCGATAGTAGTTAACTCCGATATGATTGTACTCGGTGGCAATATGAGGCTAAAGGCTTGTAAAGAAGCAGGGTTAAAAAAGGTGCATATTATCAAAGCCGATGACCTAACCGAAGAACAGCAACGGGAGTTTATAATCAAAGATAATGTTAGCGGTGGCGAATGGGATTGGGAACAACTAGCAAACGAATGGGATGTTGAGCAGTTAGACGCTTGGGGATTAGACGTTCCCGACTTTACAGCCGAAGAAATCGAAGCCGAAGAAGATGATTTCGATACTACACCACCGATTGAGGCTGTAACCGTTTTAGGTGATTTATACGAAATAGGAGAGCATCGTTTGCTTTGTGGTGATTCAACTGATAGTGACCAAGTGGCAAGGTTGATGGATGGTAACAAGGCTGATGTTGCACATAATGACCCACCATACGGAATGAAGAAGGAGAATGTTGGAGTTCTTAATGACAACCTTAACTATTCTGATTTACTTTATTTCAATCACGAATGGATTGCTTTGCAGTTTATGCACTTAAAAGAAAATGGAAGTTGGTATTGTTGGGGTATAGATGAGCCGTTAATGGATATATATTCAGATATTTTAAAGCCATACTTTAAAGAACAAAAGGCAACATTTAGAAACTTAATAACTTGGGACAAAGGGCATGGTCAAAGTCAAAATTCAGAACTAACAAGGTCATTTGCAACAGCAGATGAAAAGTGTCTTTTTGTTATGTTAGGAGTTCAGGGATTTAACGACAATGCAGATAATTACTTTGAAGGTTTTGAATCGATAAGAGAATATCTTTTAACTCAAAAAAATAAATTAGGTTGGAGCGTTGATAAAATTATTGAGATAACTGGAAAATCAAGCGCATCTCATTACTTTGCTAAATCACAATGGCACTTTCCAACTAGAGAACATTACAATTCAATAAGGGAAGCAGCCAAAGGCGATGCGTTTCATAAGGAATACGATGCGCTGAAAAAGGAATACGATGCGCTGAAAAAGGAATACTACTCGACTCGTGCTTATTTTAATAATACTCACGACAATATGAACAATGTTTGGCATTTTTCAAGGCATAATAAAGATGGAAGCGAAGGAGGACACGCAACACCTAAACCAATTCCATTATGCGAACGTGCAATAAAAAGCAGCTGCCCTGATGGAGGATTGGTTTTGGATTTCTTTTTAGGCAGTGGCTCAACAATGGTGGCATCTCACCAACTTAAGCGCAAATGCTACGGAATGGAATTAGACCCGAAATACTGTGATGTAATAGTAAAGCGAATGATTGCTTTAGACCCGAAACTGACTATTAAATTGAACGGAAAGGACGTTACAAAGGAGTGGGTTAAAACAGAGAATTAACAATGAATAAGAACCCGAACAAAGAAAACCTAAAACCTTTCAAAAAAGGCGAAAGCGGAAACCCAAACGGCAGACCAAAGAAGTTACCCGAATTGGATAAGTTATTAGCTGATGTATTAGGCGAGGAAAAAGACGGTATAACGGCAGGTGAGGCTATTTTAAAGGCGTTACGGGCGAAAGCTAGTAAAGGCGATGTAAGGGCAGCCGAAGTCCTTTTAGACCGTGCATACGGCAAAGCAAAGCAAACAATGGACGTTTCTGTTTCAAAGAAGAATTTACCCGAATGGCTAAACGAGGAAGATGAAGAATAGTAATCCAAACTTTCGCTTTTTAAAAAAAAAGTTAAGTCGCAACGTGTGACCTTGTTACAAGGTGGCACTCGTTCTGGAAAGTCGTATTCAGTAATCTATTACATCATTTGGCTATGCGAGAACTACACAGGACTTGATATAGACATAGTTCGTGATACCTTTACAGCATTAAGGGCAACGGCTTGGAAAGACTTTAAAGACGTTCTAATTGAGTGTGGCATCTATAATGATTTGCACCATAATAAAAGCGAACACTATTACAATTTACACGGCAATATAATAAGCTATTACGGTGCGGACACTCCTGCAAAAATACACGGACGCAGCCGTGACTTCCTTTGGATTAACGAGGCGCATCAGTTCCCACAAGAAACGATTGACCAGCTATTCCCACGTACACGATACCGAATAATAGGCGATTTTAATCCAGCTTTAGGTTTAGAGCATTGGCTTGACCCTTATATTGAAAAGTACCCTCCGCTAATTACAACCTACAAAGACAATCCATATTTGACCCAAGCGCAAATCGAGGACATCGAAAGCCGAAAGTCAAATCAGTATTGGTGGACAATTTACGGAAGCGGTGAACGTGCAAACCGACAAGGCGCAATCTTCACGAATTGGACGCAGGGCGATTTTGACAATTCACTCCCATACGTTTACGGACAGGATTATGGATTTAGTGTTGACCCGACTACCTTAATCAAAGTAGCGGTTGACAATAACCAAAAGGTTATATATTTGCATGAAGAGTATTATGGAGTTGATAAACTAGGTACTGATGACCTTTTCAAACTTAATAGCCAACTAATCCAAAAGCCGACTGATATAATCGTGGGTGATAGTCACGGTCAACAAAATAGGTTAGTCGAGGATTTGAGGCGAAAGGGATTGAATATAAAACCGTGTACCGATTATTGTAGAGGAGCAGCCGAAATGATACCAAGCGCAACGAACTATAAAATAATGATAACACCAACAAGCCACAATTTGAGAAAGGAATTAAGTAACTACATTTGGAATGATAAGAAAGCAGGGATACCAGTTGACGCATTCAATCACGCACTTGACGGTTTCCTTTATGGCTTTGCGTTTCTAACCAAGCACAAAACAAGCACAGGAATAAGAAAAAACAGTTTGATATGATACAAGGCAAAATAAACGAGGAAATAATAAACATACCAACTAATTGGGGTGATGTACCGTTTAAGAAGTACATCGAATTTTTAAACCATGAAACAGCACTTGACCAAGCGAGTTGTTTACTAGGTGTACCCACGACCACGTTAAACAAGCTAAACAGCGAAGCACTAGGAGCGTTGTTTACGGCATTGCAGTTTATGCACGAAGCACCAAACGCCTATTTGGAAAAGGATAAACAGATTGACATTGGGCGTGAAAGCTACGGCAAACTAGAGATGGCGAAGTCTTTACTTCTGCAGCATGACAAACCGAAGGACGCTTTGATTGGCATTGCGAAAATATACACCGACATTGACTTTAGCGAAGTGGCTACTGATGAGGCAAACCCTATTTGCGCTTTTTTTTTTCTGCACTCAAAAAGTTCTTTGAGCGTTATAAAAGACTAAACGACTACAAACCAAGCCAAGCGGAGGCGATAGCGAATGTGGATAGGTTTAAAAAGTTCGGAGCGAAAGCTACTATCTTTGCCATGATGGACAGATGGGGCAAAACTATTGAGGAAGTCACAAATATGCAGGCTACTTTGATTTACGATATTCTCCTTCACGACTTTGAAAAGTCGATGTACCAAAAAGATTTACAGGCCGCACAACAGCAACAGCAGAAAATGTTAAAAAAATAAACTTTAAAAAAAGTTTGGAAAAAGTTTGGAAGTGTGAAAATTAAAAAGCTATATTTGCATATCATTTAACCAAAACCAACCAAACCTATGAAAACAAAACACACAAGCGTAAGCAATAACACGCTAATTGAAACAGCTAATCTGTTAGCCGCATTATCAAACCTTATAGAACGAGACTATCTGCACGTTGCTGAACACATCAGCCAGTCAATAAAGAAAGCAATCGACAAAGAAATGGACAAGGTGCAAAAAGAAATTGAAAAGCGAGAAAACTATTAGCCTAATATTGAAGCCACAAAGAAGAAAGCCACCCTAACAAGTGGCTTTTTTTATTTACTTTTGCTTTATGTACTTAGATACCGTAGACTTCATTAAAGGCATTTGCCAAACCATTAACCCGAACGGCACGTTCTATCATGGGCGTGTTAGCGATGCGAATTTAGCCATCAAGGACAACCCGATGCCACAAATACACCTATACCCTTTTCGTGTGCAAAACCCGACTACAATGGGCGTAGACGTGAACCCAAATATATTAATGGCGTTTCTGTTTGACGGTTCGCCTCACGATGGGGCAGATGACTTGTTAAACAGCACAGACGAAGCCGACACGATGCAAAGGCGGTTTCACCTAGCTTTACAGGGTAGCGGTAAGATAGTGAGCAACTATGAAGCCGAACCGTTTTATAAGCAGTTTAGCGGTGTGACTAACGGAATGTTTGTAAGGTTTCAACTTCAAATAAAATCAAGTAAAGTTTGTGAGGTATGATTAACCTAGAGGCACGACTAAACGAATTAGGTGTCAAATTAACCGAGCAGTTGGTGAATGACATCCAAACCAAGCTAATACAGCGCAGGGGCGCAAATGGCACGTTTGAGAGCGTGGTAAACGCAAGTGGCAAACTAGCCAAGTCAATACGGTTTGAAGTAACGAACGGAACGGTGCTAAGCATTTACGGAAATGATTATATTCAGTATCTACAAAACGGTAGAGGCCCGACAAAGAACGGAGGCAATGGTGCGGTTAAACGTGCGATACGCCAATGGATAGATGACAAAGGAATTATCCCCGATGGAATAAGTAAAGATAGTTTAGCGTTTTTAATTGCAAGGCGAATACATCAAGAGGGTTCGACCATATATCAAGCAGGTGGGAGCGATTTAATTAGCGGAATATTTAACGAAGCATTACAGCGAAGCATCGAAGCGGAGTTTGCTCAATTATTGGTTACCGAAATACAATCGGAGATTTTTGAATTATTGGCGGCATAAATAAATAGGACACGAAAATAATAACGGCTTAGAGTTGTTTAAATTTGCAACATGAGCCTAGCCAACGACTATTTACTTTTCCAACGTCCTTACAAGTGGGTGAGCGCACATCGAGAGTTTACTTGGATTTATGCTTTACCTACTAGACCATTCTTTTATTTTGAAACTGACGGCTTAATTGAAGTTCTTTTAACATCATCATTTAGTGCTGACTTAGAAGTGGGAAGTCGTATCTATTTTAGAAACTTTGGAGCGTTAACTGGCTTTCATGTGGTGAAGTCAATCACAAGTCAATCCAACTTTACTTTACAAACAGCCTATCCATCAACTTTTATAAGTCCAGCGAGTGCAGGTTGTGAGTTTGTTGACTTACCTAGCGTAACCGTTTACAGCGGATGGCAAGTAGGTGAATTGATTATCGGGGGCGTTGATATGAATACGGTTCAACCTTACAAGTTAATCGCTACATTCAGACCCGAAGCAGATTTAAATGGGCGATTAAGGTTTAATCTAAGCGGCTATGCACAAGCGGCATTTCCTACGCCATACAAAATACATTACAATTTAGACGAAGTCAATTACAACATATTTACAGGAACGATAACGGTTGGTGGCAAAGAATACATTTATCTTCGCCACTTTTTTAACGGTTCATTAAAGGGCGAAAACTATGTGGCTAATAGTGGGTTGACGGTTGATGATTTAAACCGATACTACGTTAAAGCAAACTCAATTAGCGAGTGCGGTTTTACCAAGCTATTAGTTGATGGAAGCGCAGATGATAAACGAACAATAAACGAAAATCAAATACAATGGCAGTAAAAAGCAAAACACAACTAGCTTCCGACATTGCAGGGAGTACATTTAGCGCACCTCAGCAAGTTATCTTAGATGACATGGTTGACAGCTACCAAGACTTAGCTATTCAGCTAACAACGGCACAACGTAACGCAATCGCTACACCAGCGAGTGGCTTACTAATTTACAACACCGACAACAGCCAGTTTGAATATTACAACGGTGCAAGTTGGGCGAATATGTCAAGCGGTTTAGGGAGTACGCAATCCGTAAGCGTAGCCATTGGAAGCGCACAGATATTGGCAGGTAACACAACACCAGTTCAATTAATTGCAGCACCAGGAGCAGGATTGGCAATCATACCGATTTCAGCAGTTGTGAAATATACATACATCACAGCGGCTTATGCTACAAATACAAGCCAAGTTATTTACCTTGATACATTAAACGGTAGTGATAATGTATTAATTCTTATTCAAACAATGTTAGCTCAAGCGGCAAATAAGAGTGCGGTTAGGTCAGCAAATAGTGCTGTTGATGAAAATAGCATTATAGCAAACAAGGCTTTGATGTGGGCGATTGAAACAGGCAATCCAACGGCAGGAAGTGGAAGATTAGATATAACCGTTATTTACACGACAATACCTTACTAATGATTAAGAAAGTCAAGACCTACGTTAAAGACACAACCGATAGCGGAGTAATTACTGATTACTTCGATGCGGCTATTATGCAAGGCGTGACGGCATACACATTTAACGGTTTAGGTATTGCAGGGAACTATGTGACTGAACCAGCGTGGTTTATTCCATTCGGTTCGTTTCCTTTTAGTTTGGGGTGGTATATTGATTTAGACGTTGCAGATATTGGCTTCTATTCCTTTAGTTACACACTAAGCTACGGAGCAACTGATGTGGAGTACATTGTTGAATTAAACCTACAAGCCTACAATCAAATTGACTTACCAACTAATTGTAATACTAAATTGTTAGCGTGGTTAACAAGACAAGGCGGTTGGGCAGTTTTCCCATTTAACGGCAATACTACTTTTGAAACGGATATACCCGATGCAGAAACCTACCAAACGCCACAATATCTAACAGCCGTTAGTGAGCGTAGAGGCGTAACCGATAGCGAGATACTTACCACTGGAGATATACCACAAGAGGCATTGGCTTACATGGAAAGTTTAAAGCAAACTACACAGGCGTACATCGCAAACTTTTTGCAAGATGAAACGCTTGAAGTTACACCAGTGTTGATTGAGGCAGGAACATTCACCAAGCGAAACACAAACGACAAATTTTTTGATGTGAGCGTAAGAATTATTTACGCTACTGAAATAACTATGCAAAATGGCTAGTGAGTTATACATCGAAGATAAGTTAGTTGACTTGCCTACTGATGCCGACATTAGTATAGAATACGCCATTGCGAAGATTGGTGAAATTGAAAAGCGAAGCGGAGTACGGTCAGCCGAATTTACTATTCCAAAGACGGCAAAGAATAAAGCCATATTTGAAAATCCCGATGATGTAAATAACATAGGCACAAAGCCATACAGACGGCTAAAAGCACGTTACTATTCAAACGGTATTGACCAACAGATTTCATTTGCTACGCTAAAGGAAAGCGCACAAGGTTATAACGTCAACATTTACGGTGGGAATAGTGATTTCTTTGCGGCTTTAAAGGATGGCAAGTTAACTGATATTGATTTTAGTGCTTATGACTATTATCACACCTTGACTAACTACGTTGCAACGAGAACGGATTTAGACGTTCCACGTTCAATCGCTTTGAATGTTGAGCAACCTACTGCAATAGCTTTGGGCAATATTGCTTACCAGCCACCAAGCGTTTCGATTGAGTTTCTTTTAGAACAAATGGCGGCTTCACAAGGTTACACCATAAACAACGAAAGCAAATTAAAATACGGTTATCCAAATCAGTTAATGATTTTGCCGTTGTGTAAAGAATGGTTAAGGGATTTTAACGGTGATAAATATAACTGCGAGTTCTTTGGTAATACTTTGGTTTTACCAGCACCAGCAGCAGCAAATAAAATAATGATGCTTACTAAAATTAGTGGCAGCGATATTTATTTTGACCCTAGTTCAATAGCAACTTGGGATGGTAGCGTTATTCTAAATGATATAATAACCGTAACTTATAACATTGTAATAAATATAACGGTTACAATCGTAGGCAATATTACGATAGACGTTAATTCAATAGGCATATCCGATACAAGATTAGCGGCTGATGTGGTAGTAGGCGTAAACACTTTTACTTATTCTGGAACGGCAACACTTACACCGTCAGCATTAACAGATGATGCAAACGCAATTACTATTTCATTTTTAACGGCTGCAATTTACACCGTTGCTGATGCTTCATTAACCATTACAGATACGGTTGTAGTTACTCCAACTGAAGTAAATGCTTTACCGTCAGTTAACTTTATAAGCCGTCAATTTACAACCGTCAATAGTTTGTTACCCGATACAAAGCAAAGCGAATTACTAGCTACTTATTTGAAGTTGACTTGCTCACTAATTCAAGTTGATGAGGTTAACAAAGTGGTTAACATTGTACCGTTTGAAAAGCTAAATGATAACATTCCAAACGCTTTAGATTGGAGTAATAAATTAGACCTAACCGATACGCCTCAGATAACATTTGCGGTTGATGGCTACGCTCAAAGAAACCTTTGCACGTGGCAATATGATGAAGTGTTCGACCCTAATCAAAATGCAACATTCGCAAACGGTGTAATCACTTTAGATGACCAGAATTTAGATGACGAACAAGACCTAATTGAAATTGACTTTAGCGCAAGTACACAAGCATTAACAGGCGGTTTAGTTGTTGCAGACTTGCAGATATTTAATGATGACGGCACGTTTAAAGATGAAATAGACCAGCGGATTTTATTCGCCAAGTTTAACGATGTGGCCTTCACCTACACAGACGGCACAAGTAACAGCGCACAGACGACCGACATTCTTTTAACTCACTTTCAAAAGAGTGGTGAAATCAATTTAGGGTTTGATGATAATTTAATCCCTACTTTCTACCAGTCTTTTATTGATGTTTTGGATAAGGCTAAGATAGTCACTTGCTTACTTCGATTAAACGCTTCCGATATTAATCAACTTGACTTGACTATTCCTATTTATATAGAATACTTCAACAGCTATTTTTATGTGAGCAAGATAAGCGGTTATAACCCGAACAGAAACGTGAGTACATTGGTTGAACTTGTAAAACTTTACTAACATGGCAGATACACTAATATTTAAGATAGACACCACTCCAACCGTTTCGGCATTGCAGGACGTTAACGACTTGTTGACCCAATCAAAGACTAAGCTAAAGGAGTTGACTGATGCAGGGAAGCAACAGACCAATGAATACATTTCACAAAATGCTGAGGTAAAGGCATTAGAGAAAGAGCAACGGGCGTTAAACAATGTTTTGGTGCAACAAACTAGTGCAACAAAGATAATGACCCAAGCCACAGAGGATAACATCAAAGCAGGTAAGGCACAAGAAAACAGCATAGCAGAAAACCGAAAAGCCTACAACGCTTTATACAATCAATTAATCCAAACAGCGAAGCCAACTAAGGAACAAATCGCAACCGCTAAGCAATTAAATACGGTAATAAAGGAACAAGAGGCGGCATTAGGTAACACTACTCGTAACGTAGGTAACTACGGTCAAGGGTTTAGTGAAGCAGGGAAGCAAATAAACTTATTTGGCGTAAACATTGGCGAGGTTTCTAAAGGATTAGAGGCTGCTAAAGCAGGTTTCACAGCCGCAGGGGGTGGCGTTAAAGGTTTTGGTGCGGCACTAGCTACAACAGGTTTGCCGTTGATTATAATGGGTATTCAATCCCTTATAACCGTATTTGAAAATTTTAAACCAGTAGCTGATGCGGTTGAGGATAGCACAACAGCTTTGGGCGCAGCATTTAGAGCAATAGTAACTGGTGGAAGTATTGACGATATAGTTAACTCGTCAATGAATTTATTAAACGTCCTTCGTGATTTAGAGGACACACAAGGCGCATTTAATATATCACAAGCCAAAGGTCGTGCACAAGTTGATGCCTTAATAATTGCATCAAAAGATAGAACTAAAAGCGAGGAAGATAGGCTTAAATTAATTGAGAAAGCGGAGGCATTGGAGCGTGATATTTTTGGGAAAGCAAACGTGCGAAATGTTATCTCAATAGACAATCAAGCCAAAGCACTAAAAGCAAAGTTAGAAATATCTGATGCCGAATTAAAAATATTAGCGGAGGAGGACACTCAAAGGTCATTAGCGTTGCGTAAAAGACTTGAAGATACAAAAGGATTAACCGATGAAGAATTAAAATTATACCAAACAGCTTTACTAGAACGTCAATCATTAGAGGGTGAATTAAATAAGTTCTCCGAGAAAATGATTAATGCTCGTAATAAGATAATTGAAAAAGCCGAAGCCGAAGCGCAAAAGGCGGCAGATAAAAGGGCAAAGGAAAAAGAAAAAAGTAATAGAGACGCAGCAGACGCAGCGGCTAAAAAAGCTATTTCAGACGCTAAAGCTATTTCTGATAAAGAGAAAGCAGAACAAGATGAAGTCAACCGATTAAATAAAATTGCAGACCGTAATGCCTTTTTAGAAGAGTTGAGAATAAAGACTTTGCTAAGTGGTCAAGAGCAGGAGGAGGCTTTATTTGAGTTGGCTTTTGAAAAGCGTATTGAAGACCTAAGAGCATTAGGATTAAGCGAGGTAAAAATTGAAGAAATAAAGCAAAAGGAGTTATTAGCGATAAAAGAAAAGTACGCTGAAAAAGGAACTGAATTAACTAAGTCAACTGCAAAGACAGCAGAAGAAATACAAACCGAGCAAATACAGGCTATACAAGGTATTGTAGGGGGAGCGTTGAATACTATCGGTTCAATATCTGATATACTTAGCGAGGTAACGGCACGTAAACAAGAAGAACTTGATGCGGCTTTAAAAAGTGGTGCATTAAGCGAGGAAGAATATGCTAAACAAAGTGCGGAGTTGAAGCGTAAACAATTTGAAGAAAACAAAGCTATACAATTAGCAACGGCAGTAATGCAAGGTATAAACGCCACTTTAGCGGCTTATACTTCGGGTGCTTCAATCCCTTTAGTTGGTACGGTTACAGGTCCGTTATTTGCAGCATTAGCGGCAGCATTTTCAGCAGTTCAAATTGGAATGATAGCAAGTAAACAACCTCCAAGATTTGCCACAGGCGTTATTGGTTTAGATGGTGCAGGAACAGCAACAAGCGACAGCATAGATGCAAAGTTATCACGTGGTGAAAGTGTAATAACAGCAAAGGCAACGGAGCGATTTGCGCCAGTATTAGCGCAGATGGAGTTAGCGGTTGGTAACAGACCGAACTTCCAATTAGGCAATAGAAAATTCGCCACAGGTTACATACCAACAACGGACGGAGGGTATAGCGATAGGGCAATGAGTAACGAGGTTAACAACGCTAGTACAATGGCGAAGATGGTTAGCGATAGCATAGCGAAGATGCCACAGCCGAAACTTGTTTACGATGAGTTCACTAATTTTGTGAATAACCGAAATCAATCGGTTAATTTATCGGAGTTATAAATTTCATTATATTTCTCAATAGTGGCTTCACGAACGAACTTCGCCACACTTGTATTTGACTGCGGAAGTTGACAATGACTTTCTAAGCGTTTCCACCAATAAGGCGTGAACTGCGTTTTGAGTTGTTTTGAATACTTTTCTGCTTCGTCTTTTTTACTTGCCATTTGCAATAGTTTTGGTTAACTGACTAGGAATAAACAAGGCTACAATGAAGAATAAGCGCACCCATTCAGACCATTGCAAGGGGTTAATGTTAGCACCAATAAAGGCGCATAATAAATAGCATAGAACGAATGTTACTGATGCGCTGATGTATTTGTTTCGGATTGACATGGTTAAAAAGTTTAGGACAAACATACTTTGATTTTAGGACAAAAACAAATTCGCTTTACTATTCTACGTTTTTTTGTACTATGAACAGCGCAACGCTTTACATTAACGGTTACATAGGTCAACAAGGTTTCTTTGATGAAGCGTCTTTCGACTTGACCACGTTAAACAATTTCCTTGACCAGCACCAAGATATTGAAGAACTAAATGTGTTTATCAATAGCGGTGGCGGTTCAGTAACAGAAGGCTTTGCAATTCATGACCGTTTAATGTCTTTGCCGTTTACCGTTAACACTATTGTAAACGGAATGTGTGGAAGTATCGCAACGGTGATATTCCAAGCAGGTAAAAAGGGCAAAAGAAAAATGTACGCTAATAGCGAGTTCTTTGTTCACAATCCTTTTTGGATGCCTGATGCACCAAACGCAATGGAAGCAAAAGACTTGGAAGCATTAGCCGAAGATTTGAAACGTGCGGAAAATAAGATAGTTAATTTCTATTCAGCTATCACAGGCAAAAACACCGAAGATTTGAAACCAATCTTAGACCGTCAAACAACCTTAACAGCAAGTGAAGCAATCGAACTAGGCTTTGCAGATGAGATCATAGGCGGTGAAATAAAGGCGTTCACCAAGTACAAAATAGCAGCGTATTTATCTAATCAAAATAAAACAATTAACATGGCAGAACAAACCGAAATCAAAGCCGAGTTGACAGGAATAAAATCTTTCCTAGCTAAACTCACATCAAAACTATTTAAGGCAGCAATGACCGAAACTATTGACGGCAAAGTAATCCACTTTGACGGTTCAACACTTACAGAGGGTACACTTGTATTCGAAGACGAAACAATGTTGACACCGTTAGCAGATGGTGATTACGTTGTAGATACAGCTACTTACACCGTTGCAGAGGGTGTAGTTACAGCGGTAAAAGAAGTTGAAGTTGAAGTTGAAGATGCGAAACTAAAAGAAGCAAACGCACAAATCGAAGATTTGAAAGCACAACTTGCCGCTAAAGAAGAAATCGTAAACGAAAAAGAAACTTTGATTAACGACACCAAGACTGAAATCGTTGCACTTGCAACAAAGGTGAAGTCTTTTGAAGCGTTACTTGTAACTGGCAAGAACTTCAAAGCCGAAGCAGGACAATCAAATAACACTAACCAAGATGCGCCAAAACTTTCAGCAATGGAAGTAATCGCAAAACGTAGAGCCGAAAAGGAAAACAAATAAATTTTTAAACTAAAAACAAA